GCGTCTCCTGTTGGGGGATACACGGAACCTCGGCAGACCTTAATTCATCCAGGGATCGAAAGATCTACTCCACAATCCATTGTGGACTCACTGAATGAAACTGTTTACCGAGAAGCGTTCCTAGATACGGCTATAGATTACCGGAACCTGCGTACCGAATTAGAGGAACTCTCTATACCAACCCTTGACTGGGATGGTATTGAGAGCCTTTGGAGCAAACTTCGAGAGATCGAAACTGCTCTTGGGGCGCTACCATTTCCTAAGAACCTTCACAAGAGAAGTACATCCGAAGGACGTACGACCGATGGAAAGGCTCTGAAGAGATGGTACCGACACTCTAAGCTCTTTAGGGCGACTGTTACCCAATCTAGTGAGGGAACCTAGATTACCTGTCTGATCCCTAACCAGGGTTGGTCAGGGGCTCGTATCTTGAGCTCGGCCTGGAAGGTGGCTTGAAGAAAAGGAATTGAGTCTCAAATGAGACGATAGATCACCTACTTCATGTTACTGAAACAGATAATCAAATCGCCTTGAGAAATCAAGGAAAAGACGCCGAATCGGTACTCCGTACCGAATACGAGTCATCCCTATCTTGAGCTCGGCCTTGAAGGTCGTATCGAGAACAGGAGTTGAGAGTATCACTTTGTCGGTTTCAAACCGTTGAAGTAAGTACCTCTGTTGAATTCTCTTGAGTGGGCCCAGTAGATCCAGCCTAAACCGAAAGGAATAGGTGTAGAATCGCTAAGGGGTGCTGTCCTAAACAGGCAGTATCTTGGTGGCAGACGGCATTATGCCACCTGCAGTCACAGATGATGAATCTGTGATCACTCCTGAACCCTCGTAATAGAGAGTATCAAGAGGGACACCAGGAGCAACCTTGGAGATGACCCCTACTGGGGACATCCTTTAGAGTCTTACCTGACTCTGGGCCAGATGAAAATCTGGGGCAGTAGGTCAGGAGAGTACAGAGGCGACTGCTTTCGCGGTCCGCCCTTGTGACCTCAAAAGACTACCTACTCGGTATTACCGAAGCAGGATAATCAAGTCGCTACTCGAAAGAGTAGAAGAGACGCCGAATCGGTTCTTCGAACCGAATAGGGACTAATCTAGACTTTCCGCGGATTGATAGGGACCCCTTCCCTGTCAGTTGGGTGTGTCGGGTGTTAAGTCGTAAGACCACGCACCTTAGGTTTTACGGTCTTGGAAACAAGATCGTACTTCTGATAGTGACACATTCAGCATACTGCCGAGAGGTCAGTTATCCGTTCTACACTA